CATCTCTAAATTCTCCAGGTTGTAAAGGTTGTGCATCATCACGAACTCTAATACCACGCATCTTAAATCCAGATGGTAAATTAGCTAAAGTTCCTGCATCTAATAATTGTCTTAAAGCTGAAGTTGCAGTTCTTGATAATCCACCAATCATGTGAATTAAACCAAAACCATAGAATCCAAGTCCTGGTAAAAATTTAAAGTGTACAAAGTAATTAGTTCTATTCTTTAATGGATCGTCGGATTTATAATTACGTTTAATAGATAAAACTTCTCGAGATGATTCTTCAATCGTTACAACATAGGGAAGTTTAATACCTGTGGGCTCACCAGTTTGAGGATCTTTATCTTCAAAACCTTCTAAATCTAAATTAACATGACATTCTAATAAAGTATAAATGTCTTCTTGTTTTTCAACTCGAACACCTTCTAGTTCTCTTTGTTTACTTTTAATTTCATCTTCTTTTAATGGTGGTTCTCCAAGTTCTACGTCTCTATAGAAACCACTTACTTGTTGTTTACGTAAATCGTTTTCAGAAATCTTAATTACATGAATAACTGCTTCTGCATCTTCTAATGAAGTTGCTGAATAAGGAACAATTAAATCTTCTGCAGGTATAAATTTAGATACTGCTCTTCCAAGTATTGCATCATAATAAACTTTTTTAAATGTAGATCCTGATAGAGGTAAATAAAATAACATCTGATCAAATTCAGGTTCGTATTCTTTCATGACGTTCATAATCTGATAGTTCATGAATTCTTTAACTCGCATTGCTTGATCTTCTTTATTACGATCAGTTAAACCCATAATCTGTGTTCGCACGGGCCCGTCCGCGGGAAGCAATTCTTTGTAAGCTTGTGCTTGAAACTGTGTTACTGATTCTGCAAGAACAGGATGAGTTACACCTGATGCACCTTTAAATGGTTCTGTTCGTTTTTCGTATTTAAATCCTAATAGATCTAAACCATTGGTATATGCCATCTCCCAATCTTGGCGAGATGATCTATAATCATTATATTTTTCATCTAATTCAGATCCAATGTCTGTTAAAATACTTTCATCTAAAAATTCTGCTAAATTTGCATAATGATCTTCTCCTCCTGGCATAGATGCAATACTTGGATCAAAAGAAATTTCTGCTCCACCATCTTCACTCATGTTAATTTCAACAGGAGAATCTGTAGGTTGTATTTCTTCTTGAATAGTTTGTTCTATTTCAGTTTGACCTGGAATTTCAATGGTAGTCTTTGTATTGGGTAATGACTTATCAATTTCTGCCATGATTAACTATACCTTCTTCTGAATAATGTTTCAACACCTTGTGAGTCAGGACCTTTAGCAGGTGGCACTGTTTTTGTCAATCCACCATCAGCATATCCTCTCTCACCAATTATTCTCATAATTTCTTCTTTGGTAAATCCTGCCATCTCTAAAGATCTTGCAATTGGATTTGTATTAACATTAATTTGTGGTGTTGAAGTGGATGGTAAAACAGGCATTGTAACTGGTTCACCTGAAAATAATAATGGTCCTGTTTCTGCACGTTTTCTTCTAACATAAGCTGTGTAATCTTCACCAGGTAAAAATTCATTTACAGGTATCGCTAGTCCCATTGGAATAGGTTGATTTACAAAATCATCTATTTCCTTTTGAGTTGGTCCTCCTATTTTTCTTATAGCTTTTATAGGACCACCTAAACTATATTCAGGTCTTTCACGAAACATACTTGCAACACCACCGTTAGCGAATTGTGCACCAAGGTTAAGCATATATTCAGGTCTTCCCATTTGTGTGTTTCTGGTAAAACCAACATTTACATTTGAAGCATTTGGATTTCCATATGAATAATCTAATCGTTGTTCTGTTGGTCCTAATGAACCCCTAATGTTTGTATTTTCACTAGGATTAAAATATCCTTGAACTAATGGTCTTCTATCTTGTTCATTAAACAAAGGTTTTACAGCCATTAAACCATAATCAGGACCACCATATCCAATACCAACTCCTCTAGGTGTTTGTCCTTTTATAAATTGTTTTAATTCTTTTACACCGCCTTCAGTAGGTAAATTAAAACTATCTTTTTTTTCAACAGGTCCAAAAAAGAATTCTGGATCTTCTTTAACTTTTTTATCTGGATCAGGAAAAAGAATTTCATCTTCTAAATTTTCTAATTCATCGTTAGCTATTTTTTTCTTTTTAGCTTTACCCCCATTTGCAAAACTAGCTAATCCACCATCTGCAAAATCAATCATAGTCACCCATATCTGGATCTGGGTATCTATCCATAATATCATCATAAGGAGATTCTTCTACCTTCTTTCTACCTGCTGCTCTTTGTTCAATTTTTTTTACATCTTTTATTTTTCCAGTTGCAATTTTTTCTAATCTTTCAACATCACTGTAGGCATCATTAATATTAAAAGCATCATAATCAAATTCAAAATCTCCTGGTTCTGCAGTTGGTCTTGGTCTATTTTCTATTACTGAAAAATCACCTGGAGATTTTATTTCTTTACCTGTTTCTATATTAATATCTGATTTAGGGGGTCGGTAATTTAATTCAAAAGGTGTATCTCCTATTCCACCATAATTAGATTCAATAGAAATTTCTCCAGTTATTTTATTTTGTGTAAGTGTGATTGTATTTGGTTTACCGGTCTCTGAAGGTATTTCTAATCTTTTAACAGTAGTCATATCTTCAACTCGTTTTACTGCAGGAGATATATCAACTCCTTCTTTCATAATTTTATTTACAAGTGGTGAAAACCATTCAGGCATACCTTGAACTTTAGGTAAAACTTTCCCAGCAACTTTTGTAGCTTTAATACCAGCACCTTTAATTGCTTTTCCTAAAGCAGGTAATGCAGCGATACCTCCCATTATTTTTAATAAAGTTCTACGATCCATTATTCAGATTCCTTGTTAGATAGATAATCATATAAGCTATACGCTCCAGATGCAACAAGTCCTGGAATACCTAAAAATCTAGAAGCCCCAGCAATAACTCTTGGACTTAAACCTAATCTTAAAGCTGTGCTTAATTTACCTGGAATTGCTTCCCCTACATTTTTTAAGGATGTAAAGTCTTTTGCAAATCCTAAAATACCAGGTGCTCTCGCAGCTGTTGGTGCTGCAATTGTTCCAGCTTTTTTTCCAAAATTTTCCATAAATGCAAGACCTAAATAGTTTAATGGATCAGTTACTATATCTTTTGTAGTTGTTTTTTCATCCAATATTTGAGGTGCTGTAAATGCAGCTGTAGCAAATGGACTTCCTAATCTATAAAATCCTTTTGCAAGAGTTCCTGTTATTGGAGATTTACCAATAGCTTTTCTTTCCTCAATTGTTTTTTTAACATCAGGTAAACCAAGAGCAACTGTCGCTCCTCCAATGGTTGCACCTACTTGACCAACCATCTTACCTATGTCTGCTACTTCTTCTGGTATTTCATTATCCGCGATCCAATATAAAACATCCGATTGAGATGCTTTTACATTTGGATCATCTTGTTTAACAAATCCTGCATAGGAGTCATATTTAATTTGTTCAGCTAGTTTAGGTTCTGGTGCTTGACCTTCTACTACTTGGTCTTGCATTGCGGTCTCTGTGTCTTGGACCGAGGATGGAACTTTTGCTTGTGCAGTTCCTGCAAGTACTGTCCCAGCAATAATAGGTAAAGTAAATTTGTTTAATCTTTTAGGTGTATAAGTTTTAACTACATCAATAATTTTTTCAACTGGCTTATTTAAATTTTCAGTATAACCAATAAATCTAACTGGATTACCAATTTCATTTTTAAATGTTCCTTTTGGAACATCAGGTCTTAATGTGACTTTTAATTCTTTTGCTTTATTAACAATGTCATCAATTTTACTTTGAGCTTCTGGATTATTATAATTTTTTTCTATAAATCTTTCTGCGTCAGGAGTAAAAAATTGATTTAAAGAAAAAGGAGCTGCAAATCTATTTGCAGGAGTATTTAATAATTCTCCTCCTAATTGAATTCTTTTACCATGTGATAAATTAAAAAACCTTGCATCTTTTTTAGGATCAAGAACATTAGATAAATCAACTTTAGATTTATATATGTTTCCATCTTTATCTACACGCGTACTAATTTTATCTAATAATTCTTTGTCTTCTAAAATTGCATTTGGGTTATTATTAATTATTTCATTTACTTTTTTAATAACTGTTCTTTGTTGTTTATTTAAATCTAATTCTCTTTCAGATAAACCAATTTTTCCTTTTTCTGAAAATCTTCTTTTATCTCTTCTCATTTGTGCACTTACTAAATCCATTTCTCTTTTTTCAGGAATTGATGCTCTTGTTAATTTTTTTCTTTTGCTAGAACTTTGATTAATAAAGGTTTGTAGATTTGGAATTTCTTCTTTTAAATTAGTTTTTGCTTGTCTATAATTTGCAGTTAATCCTTTTCCTGCTGCTGATATATCAATAGGGGGTTTATATGTTTTATCATTAACTATATTTCTTAATATTTTTTCATATTCTGGAACAGAAAGATCAGTAGCTATATTTACTTTTTGTTGAATAGTTCTATCTGCAACATTTATTTTATATTTATCTAATGCGATTTTTTTTATTTTATCAACATCTGTTTCTCCTTCAGAAATAATCTTATCAACAATTTTAGTTGCATTTCTATTTCTACCTAAAATGACATTAGGATTATCTTTAAATAATTCTGTAAAAACTCTTTGAGTTGTAGTTTTTGAAGCTCCTGCTTTTCTAGAAATTTCTCTAATATTAATTGTATCTTCATTATTAATTTGTTTTTGAATTTCTTTTTTTATTTGATTTTTAGTTTCTTCAACAGTTCTCATTATCGTTTCCTCTTAAACATTGTTCCTAAACCTTTATTCAAAGTTCTATCTAAATTACTAAACATTTTTTTATAAGTTAGATTTCCAACACTTCCACCTCTAGCATTTGGTTCTCTATCTTTAATATCAAAATCTTTTAAAGTATTTTTGTTGTTAATATCATCTGCTATCTTTTGAATTTTTTTAAATCCTTCTGGATCATTTTGTTTTGCAAAGTTTGTAAAAGATTCTGCAGTTTTAGGATCTGATATATTTATACTACTTGAACTACGTGGTTCAAATATTCTTTCTAATTCATCTAATTCATTCATTTCCTCTAGAGTAAATAATCTTCTATCTTTTACATCTTCTGCGTATTCAGCTTTTTTTCTTAAAAAATCCATACGACCTTGAGTTTTTTCACCTGCTACAGGATCTAATTTACCGGTTAAATACTGTCCACGATAATATGCTTCTTCTGCTTTGCTATTTTTCAAAGCTTTCTCTGCTTCATCAATTGTTCCCTCTGACAACCACTCTTCTGCATCACGTCCAATTTGTTCTTCATAATCTGCAATTTCATCCTTTGTGAGTTTTTTTGATTTAGGATTAACATCATCTACTAAAGTTTTAATTCCAGTCTTTGCTTCTGTTACTACTTGTTGTTTTGCAAATGTTTCTGGATAAGTTGATTTTAAATATTCTAAATTATTATTAAACTGTACGATTTGATCTGGTGTTGCTTGTGGTAAAAAGTCTGCATCATTAGCAATCAATCTTTTTAAACTTTCAGGATCAGTTTCGCCTAGTGTGCTTAAATCTGTATTTAAAGAATTTCTAGATCCTGGTAATCTTTTAACATCTGTCGTTACACCTAATTTAGGTTTGATACCTATACCTTTTAATGTATTGAAAATTTTTGCAGTTAAAGCAAATAAAACTTTTTTATCCATTAGTAATATTCCTTGTCGTTATGAATTACAGGTTCATCCTTATAATCCTCGGGATGCTCAATAAAGCCCCCCTGTCTAAATCTCATTAATGCTTGTGTCATTGAGTCTACAAGGTCATCGTGATCCCCAAAAGGAAATGCCGCGCATTCCTCAATAACCTCTTCTGCAAAACTTGCCTCTGGCGCCCATATCTGCCCACTCTCAAAAAGAGGAGCAACGGCGTTTATACGGGAATGCTTATCATTTCCTTTGCTAGGTGTAAAGTTAATCACAGGTATACCCATCTTACGTAATTCATAAGTTAGTGGTAATCCTGATGCTTTGGACTCAATCACCACTGATTCTGGTTTCCAATAGTGATATTGTTCTAAAGCTCTACGCCTTAATTCTGGAAACTCTAATCGTTCTTTTACCGCATCTAATAAAATTAAATTAGGACCTGAATCAGGATTTGGATAAAATACACCCCATGTTGTAATGGCTGAATAATCGGCTGTTTCTTTTTTAAGGAATGCCGTGTCATAACTTTGTATAACATGGTACAGTTCTGGAATATAATCCTTATCCCACTTCTGCCACCAATCACGTTTAATGATTGAACCTTCTTCTGATGTTGGATTCTGCATCCATTGTGCATTCCATTTCTGAATTGATAAAGATGCTTTAACTGATTCTAATTCTGATAACTTCCAATACTCTGGCCATACGGGTTTCTCATCCGGTAAGATGGCTGGAAATTCTATCATTTCCCATTGATCAGATTTGATTCCTTTTTGAGCCCCGATCAACGATCCGGTGAGATCTTTCAAAGACCAACGCGTCATGACTACGACAATCTTTCCGCCAGGTTGTAATCGCTGACGAGGTCCTGAAGTGTACCATTCATAAGCACGTTCCAGCGCTTCTGGATTCATCGCATCTTGTTCCGAGTGCGGGTCATCGATAATAAGTAAATCCGCTCCGCGGCCCGTGATCGCCGATCCAACACCCGCTGCAAAATACTCACCACCTTGATCCGTCTCCCAACGGCCCGCGGCTTGCGAATCTTCGCGAAGTGTCGTTTTGAAAAATTTTTTATAATCTGGACTGTCAATTAAATTTTTTGCTTTTCTACCGAATCGAACAGCGAGCTCCGTGGTGTGCGTCGTTTGAATAATTTTTAATTTTGGGTTACGACCAATCATCCATGCAGGTAATAAAAAAGATGCAAATTCTGATTTGGTATGTCGAGGTGGCATGTTAATAATTAAACGATTAATCTTGCCTTCTGCAAGACGATTAAATTGTTCAGCAATTTTTTTATGATGTGAACCTTGTATAA